TACAAAAAATATACCCGACCCAAGTCTCCATTGCCTTTACCTTCTATGCCACGTCTGTAGGCTTTTAATAATTGACCCCGCAAGTATCCCAACTTTTGCTGGTCTTCTTTGTCTAATATTTCTCCAAAATGCGGATATGTGTCTGGTCTTTCTTCTTCTTCCTCTTCTTTAAAAACATGACCGCATTCTGGACATATCTTAGCAAAAATAGGTACAATTTCATGACAATTTGGACATTCTTTACTCATATCCACGTCAATCTTCTTTTTTCGAGGTGGACACAAACTTATCTCATGATTTTTGGTAATTAATCCTTTCCTGGTAAAGTTACCACCAAAATCCAATAAAGCTACCTCGCTTTTACCAGGATATATTCTTAGTCCTCGCCCACACATTTGTATAAGCAAAGCTAAAGAATTAGTGGGTCTAGCTAGTATTACAGCATTGCAAGATGGATCGTCAAAACCTTCGCAAAGTACACCTACACTCACTAACACCTGTATTTTACCTTCTTTAAAGTTTTTGTAAATTGCTTCGCGATCGCTTTCTGGCGTATCTCCAATAATACAATCAGCCGCAAATCCAGACTCTTGCAACTGATAAGATAAGTTTTTAGCCTGCGCAACACTAGCACAAAACGCTATTGCCTTTTTAGATGAAAATTCATCCTTAAAAACTTTTACTATTTTTGTATTATACTCGTCATTACAAACTTTCGCTAAACTAGCCGCAGAAAATTCTCCAGTATTATCCACTTTCAGTAAATCGTAGTTGAGGTAGTTCCTCCCACCCCAACCAAAATGCCTTGGAGAAACTAAAAAACCATTTTGTATTAAGTCTTTGGGATATGGAGCTTTAACCAAAGCTTGAAAATACTGACAAAATCCCTCTTTTGCCTTAGTGCGCCAAGGAGACGCACTCAATCCTAGAAAAAAACATTTACTAAGTGGCATTATCCCACCACTATAATGATTCACAACTTTTTGCCAAATGGTATAATACGACGTGGTGTGACACTCGTCTAAAATTACTAACCCTATATCTTCTGGTAGTTTTCTGTTTTGTATGGTTTGCACCATACCTATATGCACTAAAGCATTGTAATTTGGTTTACAATGTGGCGAAAAAACTCCTATGTCTGCAATGTCTATGTTATGCCTTTTAAGTGCATTAATTGTCTGGTCAATAAGCTTTGTTCTATGCACTAAAAACAAAACCTTACTCCCTTTGGATAACGCATCTGCTATTATTTGAGATGCAATAACCGTTTTACCAGCTCCAGTTGGAGCATATAGCATCACCGACCGTATACCAAAACGGAAAAACTTGTATATATCACTAATCGCTTTCTGTTGATAGTCCCTTAACATCTTTTTGCCATAAATAACGACTATCAACTAATAACACATAAAATAAATTTCGTCAATAGCCCATGAATTTAAACCTTGATTTCAGATAAAACTCTTTGGGATGTTAACTCATTTACTCTGTGAGTTCCATAAGCAATTGCATCATCTAAGCTATTAAGCGGAACAGCGTTCAACAACTCACACATGCTATACTGTTTTTGCCATTTATAAGCATTTGTTAAATATATAATGTCAATTTCGCTTACAGAATACAAGTAAGAATACAAAAATTCTTGAGCCTGCGTATCTATGTTATTTGCATAGTTTTGATTTTCAATTATCTCCCACTCGTAGCTACAACAAGATGTTTTAAACACTAATACCATGTATTTTTTCATAACTGCTTTAGGTAAATTACTCTATTTATAATACCATATTTCTCAAATTTTTTACAATAAAACTTTTAAATTAATGACTAAGTCATAAATTACACTTGTTTTGCACTGCATACATAAATACACTGCATACATCCTATTGAGATATTTTACTAAAATGCTACAGCATTGCTGAAGATTCATCATTTTTTTACTACAGCATTGCTCAAGCATTTTAAAAATATATGCAAAAACATCCTAAAACCGTCTGTTTAACAAAGTTAAAGCACAGCAATGCTAATGCTTAACATTCTACAGCATTGCTGAATTGCTGTAGAATATAGAAAAAGACAATAAAAGCAACAAAATTGATGTATTGTTGCTTTTATGGCATAAATATTACGGATCAACAGGTTAATACAATTCAAATGGCTTAATATTGTTAGTATTTCTTTGTAATACTTTTACGTAAGAATCTATAGCATGTTGTGGTATTTTAGTCTTAAACAAACCAGACCAAAAATTACCAAGTTGTAGCCTTTTACCGGCATGGCAAAAATTACCTTGAAAGAAAAACGGTGAAAACGGAACTGGATCCATTTGATTAACAACGCGATAATACAAAGGGATTAAGCCATCTATTTTTTTTGCAAACTCTTTGTTTCCTACCTTTGGCTGCCCAAAGGTAATTAAAGTCAATTCTATATCAGGATAAACTGAAGCAATATCGTAAGCACACAATACAGCTAAAGCTCCACCTAGACTGTGTCCACAAATTGTCAGGCTATCGTACTCATAAGCCATTTTTAGTATTTCTGGTCTAATTGACTTCCATGAGTTCCAAAAACCACGATGCACAGTTACGCTATCACTAAGTTTATAAGGTTTAGTGTTTAAATTAGTTCGCCAATCCAATAAAGATTCTGAACCACGAAAAACAAAAGCATGTGTATTGTCTAATCTGTTTTTAATTAAACATGCTTCTGTATCTGTTGTGCTATCATAAAACCATGATATCTCTTGACCGCATTCCCACTTTCTAGAAGACGGGGTGTCTTCATATACAGTTTTACACCACTTTGCGTACAGCATATTTAAATAGTATCTATACTATTATTTTTGACACTGTTATTAATTCTGATAGTGGTAATTCCTAAAATAACTGAGTCTTCAATAGAGTTTCTACATACTCAATACGGCATTTTGCTATCTCGACATAATCTTTATTCATTTCAATGCCAATAAAATTAAAATGCTCTAACAAAGCTGCTTTGCCAGTGCTGCCACTACCCATAAAAGGATCAAGTATCACTCCATTAGGTGGAGTAATTAATTTACATAGATAACGCATTAAATCTACAGGCTTTACAGTTGGATGATGGTTTTGTTTTGAATTTTCACAACCTTCGTTTCTTTCACGTTTAGAAACTTTAGCGCAATAAAAAAATCTAAAAACAGAATATTGACGTTCATTTGGAAATATAGACAGTACATCTTCACTGCCGTCATGAATTAAATTAGCTGGAAAACGCCCTAAAACTTCATGAATAAATTCTGGTTTATCCATATCTTCTGGCTCTACTTTTATCCTGCAATCGTCTATATTAATAGCGCCAGTTCCGTATTTCAATAAATTATCTACTACATTGCCTTTAAAAGGCTTTCTAGCCATAGTAATAGGCTCAAAACTAGGTTTAAGTGTAGTTCCCCAGCCACTCCATTTTTTAGCGTCTTCTGTAGCTGGAGCTGTAATCGGACATCCTTTTTGGCTGTTAGTATGAGTGTTAAACGAATTTACTCTATTTGATATTTTCCATTGTTCATAATTTCTGTCTCTGCCATCTGGCGCTCTATATCTACCTATTACTTTTCTTTCAGCTCCAGCAGCTTTATCTATAGTTTTAGATATATCAGTAGACTTTGGCAGACCATTACCATATATCCACGCAAGCATATCTCTTATCTCAAACCCTGCATCTTCTATGTTTACCGCCATTCTGTGTTGAGTGCGAGTACCGGCAAAACTCAATAAATGTCCACCAGGCTTTAGTAATCTTAAACATTCTTTCCATATATCAATAGTAGGGATGGAATAATCCCAATTGTTATTCATAAAACTAATGCCATAAGGTGGGTCAGTAATAATAGAATCAACACTATTATCTGCCATATTTTGCATTATATTTAAGCAGTCACCACAATACAAATTATACATAAAATATCCTTCACAAAAATATCAGGGATATAGAATTGTCGAGGCTTTGCTTGACAATCACACGGCATGAAGCCGAATTTTATCCCTGCTTAATTATAATATATCATTTTTAGATTGTAGTAGTTCCCTAACAATGCCAGGTTTGCAAACGCTCTTCTTCCTCAATCTTGGCAAGTTGAGCGCGGTACTGAGCCTCCCGGTTAAGCCAGAATCCAGCGGTACTTCCTAGTACCCGTTCTAACTTAAACGCAGTCTCCTTATTAATCGGTGCTTTGCCGTTAATCAGTTGGCTTATGTGCTTTGTTGTATACCCTAGATACTTTGACAGTTGAACCTGCGTCCAATCGCGTTCCTCTAGCAGATCCAGAATAGTATCACCAGGAGGAGAGACCCAATCAGG